TTCGGAACACCAATTTCCATGCTGAAGGCAAATGACCCGAACCTCGCAAGTGCGCAGGCGGGATATGCGATGTGGCGTGAGACCACGATCGCTCCGATCTGCAGGATGGACGAGGAGACGCTGAACAGTCGACTCCTGCCGATGTTCGGTATACACGAAGATGCATATCTCGCATACGACAATCCCGTTCCCGAGAACCGAGTCGCAGACTCTGCCGAGCGATCGGTCGCAGTTGCTGGTGGTTGGCGCACACCAAACGAAGCACGACTCGAGGAAGGCTACGAAGCACTCGAGACACCACACGCTGACATGCTCCATGTCAACGGCTTGCCACTTGGTGGAGTCGCTCCAGTCTCTCCGTTCGGCGCACCTGCTCCGATGCCTGCCTACGCAGCACCTGCACCTGCACCAATCGACGAGCCTGCGCAGTTGCCACCGACCGCAGAGGTCGAACAACCTGCAGCCAAGGCGTTGTCCGATCCCGACACTTTGTCGCAAGAAATGGCACGAGAAGAAAAGATGGCGAATGCACGCATCAAGATCGCATCGATGGAGGCAAAGGCGTGGGACGCAGTGCATCAACAACCAAAGATCGATGCGCTGCAAGCAGAACTCGATGCGATGAAGGACCGCACAAAGTCACTTGATGAGATCGTCACGATGCTGACCGAAGCACTTGGAGACGAGGCGTGAGCGACAAGGAAAAGATCAAGGCGGCAGTGAGCAAGTTGCGCAAGCGTGACCCTCGAGTGATCGCAATCCGCAACATGATTGCGCTGGCGAAGGTCACACGCATTCCAGAAAACGGCAAGGACGGCATCGATGGCATGCGTGGTGCGGACGGTATCAACGGCATCGACGGTCTGCGTGGTGCGGACGGTCTCCACGGCGCAAAGGGACTCGACGGATCGAAGGGCGAGATCGGCGCAGTCGGTCCGCAAGGCGACAAGGGCGAAGCGGGAATGATTTGGCGTGGCACATATCGAAGCGATCTTGAGTACGACATCGGCGATGTCGTGGGCGTGAGTGGCTCTGCGTATGTCTGCACCGCTGCAACCAATCAAGCACCTCCAGTTGGTTTCGGTTGGGAGTTGCTTGTGAGTCGTGGTGCGCAGGGCATCCGTGGCATCAAGGGCGAGGCAGGATCAGGTGCTGCGATCGACTTGCCCGTCTCAATTGCCAACGGAGGCACAGGACAAACAACTGCGAAGAATGCTCTCGATGCGTTGCTTCCTAGTCAAACAGGAAAAAGCGGAAGGTTTCTTCAGACAAATGGCGTAAGTCCGTTGTGGGAAGTCGTTCTGGCTGATGCGTCAACACTCGAAGGTGTTACGCTCAAGTCGACCGTAGTAAATTCAAGCCTCACATCAGTTGGCACGCTGACAGCCGTTGACACAAGCGGAGTCATCACAGGAACAAACGCAACCGCATCGACATCATCGGCGACAGGTGCACTCATCATCGCAGGTGGCGCAGGCATTGCGAAGGACTCGTTCATCAACGGGCATCGCATCGGCGTAGGACTGTTGGCGAGTCAAACAAATCTCGCAGTTGGAACAAATGCACTCAACTCAACAATCGCACTTGGCATTGACAATGTTGCCGTTGGATATTTAGCGGGTCAAAATGTTACGAGCGGTGCAAACAATGTCATGCTCGGCAGCAATGCAGGATTTTCAAACACAAGTGGCGCATCAAATATGTGCATCGGCAATGGTGCGCACTATTCAAATCAGACTGGCTCTTACAATGTTGCAATTGGCGGCGGTGCAGGTCACGAACAGAACAACAACTCGGTTTACAATGTTTTTCTCGGCAGCAATGCGGGATACTTTATTACTTCGGGAAATGAAACGACTTGTGTTGGTGGTGATGCAGGACGGAGACAGGCTGACGGCTCGACAAATATGACCGCATCGAGCAACAGTGTCTACATCGGATACAACGCAAAAGGATTTAACAACTCGGATAGCAACACAATTGTCATCGGTTCAAACGCAATTGGACTCGGCGCAAACAAGACAACGATCGGCACATCGTCCACCACAGAATCAAAGTTGTTCGGACAACTAACGCTCGATGCGACCGCTTGCATCTCTGCAGCGTCGGCAACTGCGCTTGCGCTCAAGACAATAGTTCCCGCAGGAACTGGGGTCACGCCGACGATACAAATCATCTGTCCATCGGCTGCATTCACGCTGCAAAACCAAACTGCAACGCAGCCAGTATTTAACACGCCGCAAGACACAATTTCCGTTCAAGCAGCAACGACATATATGTTCGAAGGTCAGTACCTTTTGCAAACTGGCGCAACAAGTCACTCAACCTCTATGAGTTTTGTATTAACCACGGCAACAATTACAGATATGACATGGGTCACTTTGGCTACATCAGTCAACAGTGTTGCAGGAGTAACTCTCTCACAAGCCTCAACTTTTTTTAATAGCAGTACTGGTGGAGCATTCAATACTGCTAATACAAATGTTTTTTGTATTGTAAAATTTGAAGGCGTATTGCGAGTAAATGTGGGCGGAACAGTTGTGCCCAACATCGCATTCTCTGTAGCACCAGGTGTTACCTGCTCTACGCTCGTTGGCTCGTACATTAAGTTTTATCCCATCGGAGCGAACACGATCGACAGCGTCGGGACTGCGATCTCATGACGCACGCCAAGTCCTGCCCATGCAAGAATTGCAAGGCTGCGAAGCCGCCGCTGTGGTGGATCGACTTCACCGCAGAGAAACAGGTCATCACGAAGGACGGCATCACCGAGACATTCGAAGCAACCGAGGCTCGAGCAGTTCGTGCGTTCGCATCGGGAATTCAACAGGACATCGACAAGGTGATCGAGGAAGTCTCACGCAAACTCTCCGCATCCATCCGTGCAGGTGACACGGTGACACAGCGACAGCTCGAGGAAGTGCAAGCAGCACTCAAGGCATCGCAGAAAAAACTCATCGACGATCTCGCAAACACGGCCAAGCCGTACGCACAAACAATCGCAGAGGCTGGACTCTCGCAAGGCGCATCACTCTTGCCGAGTGGATCGTTGGATCTCGGGCTCTTGTCAGGCAAGGCTTCCGAGTTTGTTGTCGAGGCGACAAACCGTGCAGCCATTCGCATGGCACGATCAGTCTCCGACTCACTCGCCGAGCGTGTGTCGAACATCATCCGCATCGGCATCGAGGAGACTGCGACAGGCACAGATGTCATCGGGCTGCTCGAGGAAGCAGGCTTTGATGAGAACCGAGCACAGACGATCGCACGCACAGAGTCTGCTCGTGCATACACCGACGGACAGAATGCAGCGTGGGAGGCGAGCGGAGTCGTGAAGGGCAAGACATGGCTCGTGTCTCCGTTTGCTTGCGAGTTCTGCGAAGCCGCTGCGAAAGAGTTCGGCGAGAAGTCGGTCGGCGTGAAGGATGCGTTCTACGAGCGAGGCGCAACGATCACGGCCGCAAGTGGCGCAACTATGGCACTAGACTTTGATGACACCTCTGGCCCGCCTCTGCACCCGAACTGCAGATGCAGCCTCTTACCAGTGATCGACTACGAAGGACCTGACGAATGAACCTACAAAAAACTTGCAACGCAACATTCAAAGCAATCGGCGATGGACTGACAAAGTTCACGGCGATCATCACGACGCACGCCATCGATCGAGATCAGGATGTCGTGATCCCGAGCGGCATGAACTCGAAAGAGTACGAAGACAATCCCGTCCTGCTCTACTCGCACGACCCGAACAAGCCGATCGGAATCATGAAGACGATGCGCCGAGGCGAAGCGTCGATCGATGCGGACTTTGAACTTGTGCCTCGACCTGATACGCATGTTGGCGAGTGGCTGCCTGACACCGTTGGCGCACTCATGAAATTTGGTGCGCTTCGTGGCGTGTCGATCGGATACATGCCAGTCGATGGCGGTGTGCGCAGGGCAAGCAAGGAAGATGCGCAGAAGTACGGCGCAGGCGTGAAGCAGGTCTACTCGAAGTGGAAACTCCTCGAGGTTTCCGTGGTCTCGATCCCGAGCAACCAGGAGGCGTTGATCAACGCAGTCAGCAAGGGCATTGTCAGCACCGCAAGTCTCAAGGCTCTCGGCTGCGAAGTTCAAACAAAGGATTGCGGAACAGGTGCAGGAGGATTTCAGCCAGGCAACGACTGCAGCGGCGAAGGCGGAGGTGGCAGTGGCGGAGGCAGTGGCAGTAGCAGCGACTCGGGCGCAAGCAAGCCAAAGCCTGCAGCCCCGAAACTGAACAACACGCAACAAGCAAGAGGAAAGCCGCCTGCGGCAAATCTTGAAAAGCCAAAGCCGCACAACATAAAACTTCCAAAAACACCAGGAAGATTAAATGTCGACGAATTCTCTTCTGCGCTTGGCGCAATGGGATACACGGAAACAGGAAGAACTTCACCCGCTAGTCGAGGTCAAGATGGCACGATCACTATAAGAGATCGAAATGGTAACTCTGCAACACTTCCAACTCAAGACATTGTCAGGTCGGTGTATGCAAATTCATCATCGCCTGACACAAGCAGCGTCAATGTTCCTGCTCGAAAACCAAAAGAATACGTAGTCACAATCGTCATGCCTGCGTATGTCCAATCTGACATCACCGACGCTGCGAAGGTTGCGATCAGCAAGATGCGTGGACAGTTTCGCTAACCCGCCTATAGTCTCAACATACAGGTGATTCGGATCGGTGACCCTAAACGGTCGAACGAGTGACTCGAACTGCTGCGTAGTTCAATTCATTTATTCCCATCATTAGGAGACACCACATGAAAATGTGCACAGTAGAGGAACTGCAGAAAAATCTGCAAGTACTCGCAAACCAAGTCGGATCGAAGCGGTTTACAGCCGCCAAGAATCTGATGCTCGAAGGACTTGTAATCGTGGATGCTGACGGTAACCCCGTCGATCCATCGAGCATCAAGTACGAAGTCACGCTTTCACCCGCTGAACCAGCCGTCGAAGAGGACGCAGTTCACGAAATGGAGACACCAGTTGTCGAAGAGCCAAAGGCTCTCGCCGACGAAGTCGCCAAGGCCGTCAAGTTGGAACTCTCCCACAAGGCAGCCGCTCACCCAATCACAACTCGAAAGGAAATCACCGTGGAAAATAAAGTTTACTCACGAATCAAGAATTTCAAGACCAACGACGAAGCATTCCGCTTCGGCTCGTGGGCTCTTGCATGCATCGGTTTCAAGAAGTCAGCGCAGTGGTGCACTGACAACGGCATCGTCACCAAGATCGCAAACATCGAAGGCAACAATTCAGCAGGCGGATTCCTCGTTCCTGAAGAATTTGAAAATGCCATCGTGACTCTTCGTGAGCAATTCGGAGTCATCCGAAATCACGCTCGAGTTGTGCCGATGTCATCCGACATCAAGCGCATGCCACGACGATCCACGAATCTGACTGCATCGTTCGTTGGCGAAGCAAGTACTGCAAGCCAAACAAACGAAACATTCGACCAGATCAATCTCGTTGCAAAGAAGTCGATGGTCCTTACGAAGTTCAGCAGTGAACTTTCCGAAGATGCCGTCATCAACTTTGCAGATGACTTGGCTGGCGAAATGGCGTACGCACAAGCGAAACTTGAAGATCAGTGCGCATTCATCGGCGATGCAACATCGACCTATGGCGGCATCACTGGACTTGCAAATGCTGTCGGATCTGCAGGCGTAAGCACTGCAACATCAACGGCATTCACAGCAATCACTCTTGCTCAAATTCAAGCAGCATTCGCTCTCTTACCACAGTACGCAGACAACACAAACGCAAAGATCTTCTGCCATAAGGCAGTTTGGAACTCTGTGTTCTTGCGCCTTGCGTATGTGTCAGGTGGAAACAATGCGGTTGACTTGTTGACTGGCTCTGGTCAACTTTCATACGCAGGATATCCAGTTGTTCTTTCGCAAGCGATGAACAGCACAACAGGAAACGGCGCAATCGTCTGTCACTTCGGCGACATGAGCCAAGGTGTCTACTTCGGTGATCGTCGACAGACAGCAGTCGACTTTAGCAATTCCGCTCTGACAAGTTTCGAGACCGACATGCTTGCATATCGCTCGACAACTCGTTGGGATCTCGTCTGCGCAAATGTTGGAGATGCAACAAACGCAGGTTCAATCGTCACACTCAAGGCAGGCGCATAAGCCCGCAAAAGAAAGAAGGAAAATACTATGGCTATGAATTTACAAGGTCTCAAA